AGATTTAGTAATGCAATAAGAGCAAATGCATTACTTTCGACTAAATTTACTTACAATGGTTTTGATGCATTCTTTGACGATGACGGAAACGGCAATGTAAATATTTTCAGATATAATGCAAACAAACAAAAAGTCAATATTATAACTAATGCAGGCACAATAAATTATACCACAGGACTTGTTGAAGTTGAAGCATTTGCTCCATCTGCTTACGATGGCATTGAGGTAAAAGTTGATGCTGAACCTGTAAATCTAGATGTCACTCCTGTTCGTGAGCAAATTTTGATTATGCGTGGTTCTGATGCAACAATCTCTGCCATCGCCGAGGTAGGCTAAAAGAAATGGCTATTGAAGAAAAAATTTCCTCCCTTGTTCAAACACAATTTCCTTCCTTTTATCAAGAAGAGGGAGAAAATTTTATTGCGTTTGTAAAAGCATACTATGAGTGGATGGAAACATCTGGTCAGCAACAGCATGAGTTGAAGAAACTCGAATCATATAAAGATATTGACCTTACAATCGATGCATACATAGAGTATTTTCGTAGAACTATTCTTGCAGAGATACCAGAAAATGCACTTGCTGATAAAAGAGTTTTAGCGAAAAACATCAAAGACTTTTATCAATCAAAAGGCACACTATCTTCATACAAATTGCTTTTTCGTATTCTCTACAATGAAGATGTAGAAGTAAATTATCCTGCTGACCAGATTCTAAAAGTTTCTGATGGCGATTGGCGTATTGATAGATATCTCGTTACAACACATGACCACAGTAATGTTCAGTTCATAGGAAAAACTATTAAGGGTAATGATTCTTCTGCTGAAGCCCTAGTTGAAAATGTAATTAAGAGAACAGTTCGTGGTAGAGTTATTGACCAAATTACAGTATCTAATATTAAAGGGTCATTCAATCATTTAGAACCAATCACTCTAAAAGAAAATGGTGGTTCTACTCCACATTCTCCAATCGTTGAAGCAGGTATTAGTAACTTTACAATTGTTTCTCCTGGAGGAAGATATAATCCTGGAGATATTGTAGATATTATATCAACTGATAAAGGACAGTTTGGTAAAGTTGTTGTTACACAAACAGTTGATTTAGGTGGTGCAGTCACATTCAGTATTATTGATGGTGGTTCTGGATATTCTTCAAGTATTAATGATACGACTACAATTGATTTAGTTGGAGGCGATGGTTCTGCTCCTGCAAGTTTCACAATTGCAAGAACAGACTTAAATGACACTTTTGCAATCTCGCTAAACACAAATCTTATTTCTAGTAATAACTTGTTTGGCATTCTTGCTCCATCGTTTTCTGGCACAGGCAGAATGGATGTATTTGCAAACACTCTACTCGGTAGTCCTCAATTTGGATTTCCTGAAAGCGGAGAAACAACAACTCAAGGTGTAAATTTCAGAACAAATGCAAATGCTGTTATTGTTCTTGCTAATACATCTGATCCTGGTGTGATTGTTGGTGATAGTCTTTATGGTGTAACATCTGGTGCAAACGGAACTGTGCAAGCAATTAGAAGAGCATATAACAGTGCTAATGTTGTCATTGCACTAGACACATACAAAAACTTTACTGGTGGTGAAAAAGTAAACAAAGCAACTTCTGGTGGAACAACTGTAGGAACAGTATCACAATTTGCCGCTAACACGATTGGATATCATGTTCTTCAGTTTGGTAACACTGCTGGACAAGTCGTTGTTGAAGGCAATGAACTTGTGGGTAGAACATCTGGTGCTTTTGGAGTTGTAAAGAAAGTTATTTCTACAGTAGCAAATGGTTACAGTCGTGGTGTTGGTGGGGCTGACGATAGAGACCTAGTTACTGTTCAAGTTACTTCAAACACAACATCAAATGTATCAAATCAATTTGATGCTGGCCCAATGAAAGCATTTATTGAGAATGAAGGACTTAGACTTGTAAGTGCAAACACAACAGTTGGTAATGTCGTATCTACAACATCAAATGCACAGATTGAAAATGTTCATACCAAATTATCAGATTCACTAATTTTTGCATCTTCTACTATAGGAACAATTTTTCAGTTATCAAATCGTGTTGGTGGTTCTGGATTCTCTGTTGCGCCAAATGTTATTGTCAAAGATACTGCTGTGGCCGCATTGGGCATCGGTGAACAATATCTTACTCTACACTATGATGACCAGAACTTCAGCACAGGCAACTCGAATATTCTAGTGATTGATACAAATGATAGAATTGGTCAAGCAAACACTGGTGCGTCTGGTAATGTTAAAGAAAGAGTATCAAGTGGAACATTCTCAAATGGCACATACGAAACTGTTGTTCGTGTTTGGCAAGATGACCTTCAAAGAGCGCCCGGAAATATTACTTATTCAAATAATCAATTTGTTGATGTTTATTTCTACACATCAGCGGCACAAGATACACTAGAAACTGCTACTAGAAATCCTGGTCTTGCTAAAATTGTAAGTATTCAAGATGAAGGTGTTTTGGGTAACAATGCAAACATTAATGCTACAGTTGGTGCTAATGGAACTATCACTGCATTGAGACTAGTAGATTCTGGATTTAATCATAAACAAAATGAAACTGTTACTTTGGCAACAACAACACATCCAGATGCAACTAGCGCACAAATTCGTTTGACGCTAAGTGATGTTGCTAATGCAGAGGGCTATTATGCATCTTCAAGAAGTCATGTTTCTACTAAGAGAGGATTTATTCAAGATAGTAGATTCTATCAAGAGTTTTCTTATGAAGTAGAAGCCGCTGTTTCTCTAGGTAGATACAGAGACATTGCTCTAAGACTTGTTCATCCTGCAGGTCAAGCATTGTTTGGAAAGTTCAAGTCTGCATCTAATGTTGATGTGAATATTGCTGTAACTAATGTTCAAAGAAAGAGATTTACTTCAAACGGCACTATTGCAATTACAAAGCCAAAAGCAAGTGGAACGGTTGCTATTACAAATAATACATTTACCATTACTGGCACCTCTACATCACTTTCGACACAGTTTGCAAATGGTTCTTCTGCACTTATTGAACCTACTTATAATAAGTTCTTTGAAGTAAGACTAAATAAGTCTAGTAACGCAACTTCAGCAAATATGTCTTCAGCCTGGCTATATGGCACTATAACGGGTGCTAATATTTACTACGCAAACGCATTTAATATTGTTGGAACTTCAACAACACTGACATCAGAATTTGCGAATGGAGATATTATTTCTATCGAAACTACGGCAGATGGTTATAGACAGTTACAACTAAATAAAGTTATTAGCGCAACAAGTGCGAATCTTGTTGCTAACTGGACACTTCCAGATGTGTCTACTGCTAATGCTTACTATTACTCAGGGAATATCGCATAATGGCCGCTTATACTAGTAAAGAAATGAGTGTAATGAATGCAAAGGCTTTTATTGAGTCTTTGTCACATGAAGATGGAAGAGTAGCAAAAAACTCTAACATTCTTTATATTGTTCTTGGTAATCAACTTGAATATGCCACAGAACCGACTGCACCAACTCCTATACAAACAGATAAGAATAAGCAAAGAGAAATTTGGAAACAGGCCATTGGTGGTAAAAAGATTACTACTGGTGATGTAAGTCATGTCGTGCCTCGCTATAACTGGACATCTGGAACAGTATATGCACAATACCGTGACACAGACACAAATTTATATACTCGTCCATTCTATGTAATGACAGATGAAAACAATGTATATAAATGTTTGTCAAACAATAAAGGTGCGGCGTCAACAGTAAAACCAGCAGACTTTTCTACTCTTCCTTTTACAACAAGTGACGGCTATACTTGGAAGTATATGTATACTATTTCACTTGGTGATGCGGATAAGTTTTTAACTGTATCACATATGCCTGTTAAAACTTTATCTGCAACAGATGGTTCTGTTGAGGGTGACAGACAACTAGCAGTTCAAAATGCCGCTGTGAACGGTGCTATTGAAGTTATTGAAACAGTAAACGCTGGTTCAGGATATCATCAAGTATCGAATGGTGTTGTTGAATCTGCAAGTTCAACTACGATTAGACTTTCAGCGTCTGGTGATAATCCTCCTTCTTCAGTTGATAACTTTTATAATGGTTCTAGTATTTACATTACAACAGGAACAGGCGCTGGACAAATTCGTAGAGTTATTGACTATGCTGGTTCTACAAAAACATTTACAGTAAACTCAGCATTCTCAACAATTGCTAACACAGATTCAAGAGTGGTTGTTTCACCCACAGTAACTATTCGTGGCGATGGACAGGGCGCACTTGCATACTCTGAAGTTAATGCTTCTGGCCAGATTTCTAATGTTGATATCATTGCTATAGGTAGTCAATACTCTGAAGCAGAAATTATTATCACTGCAAATTCTATTCATGGCTCTGGTGCTACAGCAAATGCAATCATTTCACCAATTGGTGGACATGGTAAAGATGCTATTCGTGAACTTGGTGCTGACAAAGTTCTCCTGAATGTTCAGTTTGAAGGTTCTCTAGGTGTTTCTGCTAATGGTAATGGATATATTCCTGCTAATACTGACTTCCGCTCTATCAGTCTACTGAAAGACCCTATTCTAAAGTGTGATTCAAACAACAACTTTGTTTCAACAGAGCATGTTGCAAATACATCGAATAGTCCATCTACTCTTAGACTTACAACAAGAGCATTGGTATCATATCAGCAAATGGATGGTGACACTCCTGTCAACGCTATCGTTGCTGGAGAGACATTGACAAACGAGAGAATGAGACTTCTTGCTGAAAATGGAACACTTGGTTTCATAACTGAATTGAATCCAACAGTCAGAGCAAGTCAATCAGCATCACAAGCCGCTTATGGGGCGAACGGAAATGTTGTGTTTGTAAAGAGGGATGAGACAGAATCCGATACATCCTTCTATAACATTTATATAAATAATACACAGAGTTTTAGTAATCGTGTTGCGTTTACTAATGCTGACCAAATTTTGAAGAGAGGTAGTGCAACAAAGATTGCAACCATTTCTTCAATCAAAGGACCCGAGGCAAATACATTCTCAGGTGAATTTATTTACACAGAGAATGTCCAAAAAGTTACAAGAGATGTAGAGCAAACAGAAGACATCAAAATCATTCTGGATTTCTAAAGGTAAAATAAATGACGATTGAAACAAATCTAAATCAAAGTCCATATTTTGACGATTTCGCTGAAAATAAAAATTTTCATCGTGTGCTATTTCGTCCTGGATTTGCTGTGCAGGCAAGAGAACTAACACAACTACAGTCTATCCTTCAGAATCAGATTGAAAGATTTGGTGATGAAATCTTGGTTGATGGAACAATCGTAACTGGTTCTCCTATCAAGACCGAAAAAGTTCAGTATGTTAAACTAAGAGATAGAGATGCTAACAATCGTGTTATTCTTCTTTCAGACTTCTTCTCTGGTGGAGTTGTAGCAAATGCGACAGTAACTGGCGCAACTTCTGGTATGACTGCACAGTTGATTGATGCAAAAGAAGGTTCAGAAGCCGCTAATCCAAACTTCTTCTCAATCTTTGTTCAATATACAAACTCAGGTGCTAATAACACGACAAAGGCATTTACCGATAATGAAAGTCTAATTGTTCGTAATCGTTCAGACAACTCTTTCATTGTTGCGGCTAACACAATCGCTTCTAGTGCGACCGGTGAAGGATTTAGAGCCACTGTTGGTGATGGTATTCTATATCATAAAGGCAACTTCATTCGTGTCGCACCGCAAAGTATTATTGTAAATAAATTTGATAGCACACCTTCTGTTCAGATTGGTTTTGAAAGCACAGAAACGCTAGTTGATTCAAATCAAGATAGTTCACTTCTTGATAATGCAACGGGTGCAACTAACTTTGCCGCACCTGGTGCTAATCGTCTAAAAATTACACCCACACTTGTATCTCGTCCTCTCAACTCTGCTAATACAACTACATTCGTTACACTTGCAGAAGTTACAAATGGTCTCGTTACAAAGAAGAATACAGATACCGTTTACTCAGACCTAGGCAAATATATTGCTGAAAGAACTTATGAAACAAATGGTAACTATGCAGTAAGTCCTTTTAATACTCGTATTCGTGAACATCTAAAGTCTGGCACAAATCTTGGTCGTTATTCAGATGGCAACTATCTCAAACTCGTTGCAGAGATTGAAAAGGGTGCTGGTTATGTGAACGGAAACAAAGTAGAACTTATCAATCCTTTGTATAAAGATGTTGATAAAGCAACAGACTTTGAAACGAAAGATGCAAGAGTCCTTTCGCAAGGATTTGGCAACTATGTTATCACAAAAGAGGTTGTTGGCACTTGGGACTTCCAAGGCCTTCGTCAAGTATCTTTGCGTGATGCCGCACAGAAGGGTATTTCAGGAAAGAATCTAGGAACACAAGGAGCCCAAGGCTCAGAGATTGGAACTGCAAGGGTTCGTGGCTTTCAGTGGCATAGTGGAACTCCTGGCACATACAATGGTCAGTTCCGCATCTATCTCTTTGACATTTCAATGAATGCTGGCAAGTCATTCTCAGATGTTCGTGGTATCTATGAGAACAACTCATCTGGTCCTAAGTCAATGGCTGATATTGTTCTGAATGCGAGTGGAGATGCAAAACTACAAGAGCCTGGTCTAAACACTCTTGTCTTCCCATTCACACAAAAGGGAACAAAACAACTTACAGATTCCGCCGGCACAGTTGATACACAGTTCGTCTTTAGAACAGAAAAGACAGTTACTTTTACTGCTGGTCAAGCGACAGTCACAGCAAACTCTGCACACGCTGGTGGCACAGAAACGCTCAATGAAACCGGAACACCACTCACAAATACTGAAGAGAGAAATATTCTTGTTGTTTCAAAAGCAGAAGCGACAACTGATGCACATGCTGGAACAATTACCACAATTTCTGGTAACACAATTACTGGTTCTGGAACTGCATTTGATACTGCATATCAAGTGGGAGATTTCATTCGTATCACTGATGGTGGTAACACTTATAATGAAAGAATTACAGAGGTTACAAATAGCACTACAATAAAAGTTGCCAATACTGTCGCTGTAACTCGGGCTGGTGCTACATTGCCACACAGAACACTATTCCCGACAGGATATATCTTTGACTTGTCTGGCAATGGAACAATTTCGTCTTCTTCTACAACACATTCAATCAATCTACAGCAAGCAAATCTTTCATCGTTCACTGCTTCTGTATACTTCAATGTGTTGAGAAGTTCTGCGGTTCAGACTGCAAAGACAGTAAACAAAGATAAGTTTGTTCACATCAATACAGGTTCAAATCCAGCATCTTCAACTGGTCCTTGGCCTCTTGGTGTATCAGATGTATTCAAACTCGTAGCAGTTTACAAAGGTTCAAACACAGGTGTTGGAACATCTGACAATGATGTTACTTCACACTTTGAACTAGATACTGGTATGAAAGATGCATTCTACGATACTGCATATCTAAAAAAGAAGCCTACAAGCACATTGAATACGACCAATGCTGGATTGATGGTAAAGTTCCATCACTTTGGTAGAGACCGTTCACAGGGTATCGGATTCCTTTCTGTAGATTCGTATCCAATTGATGATGCGAACACAGCAAACACAACTGCTATTACGACACAAGATATTCCAAGATTTACCTCTCCTACGACAGGTAAGACTTTTGACTTGCGTGATGCTATCGACTTTAGACCATTCAAGGCAAATACTGTTGCTGTTTCTGCAACTGGCACAGTAGCATCTGCACCTACTAATCCTACTGCATCTTCATCTTTTAATATTGATGCTGATGGATCATACTTCCCAACACCTGATGAAAACTTTCAGGCTGATGTTCAGTTCTATCTACCTCGTAAAGATAGAATCGTAGTAACAGACACAGGTCGTGTTGAAGTTATTAAAGGTGTCGCATCTCTTGCACCAAAAACGCCTGATGAAAAAGCGGGCACAATGACTATTGGTGTTCTAGATATTCCTGTATATCCGTCACTCTCTTCACAAGTTGCAAGAGAAACTGGCAGAACAGATTATCAAGTCAAGTTGACACTAGAGAATAATCGCAGATACACAATGCGTGACTTGAGAGCAATTGAAGACCGTATCAAAAATCTTGAATACTATACTTCACTTAATGCCCTCGAAACAAGTGCAAGAAACAAGCAACTCTTTGGTGATACTGGACTTGAAAGATTTAAGAATGGTTTCCTTGTAGAAAACTTTGATGGACACAATCTATCAGATACTACAAAGACTGGATATAAAGCATCTATCGATAGAAATAGAAACATTCTAAGACCTGCATTCGATAGAACTGATATTCCTCTTGCTAAAGACAAGTCTCTAACATCTACAAATGTTACTAAGACTGGTAACTTGCTAACACTCTCATATACTCATACTAATGAGATTAGTCAGCCTTTTGCAAGCAAACTTCGTAATCCAGTTCAAGAAATTACATTCAATTGGAAGGGTGAAGTTGTTCTTGATCCACCGATGGATAATACTCCTGATATTACAACTCTACCTGATATTCAGTTGGACTTTGATGGTATGTATGAAGCGATTGAACTTATTGCAAATCGCACAGGAATTACTGGCATCGATTGGGGTAACTGGACTACTGTTTCAAGTGTCGAAACTACGCAAGGTAATCAAGTTACCACACAGACTGAACAGATTATCAACGGTATTCAAACTTCAATCAGTCCTTCTACACAAACATTCAATATTGGAAACTTTGTAGAGAATGTTGCCGTTCGTGATTTCATGCGTTCTCGTTTGATTAAGTTTACTGGTATTGGCATGAAGCCAAATACAAGAGTGTTTGCATACTTTGATGATGAACTTGTATCAAGTTTCTGCACACCCGCAAACTCTTCATTCGCTAACACTGGCATTGAAGGTGCAAATCTTGTAACAGATAGCACAGGAACAGTTTATGGTAACTTTAGACTGCCTAACACAGATAGTCTCAAGTTCCGTGTAGGAACAAAGAGATTTTCTCTAAAAGATGTTGCAAATACTGTTACTCAATCTGATTTGATTACAACTTCTGCATTTGGTGATTACACAAGCATTCCTCTAGATATCACACAAAGAGGTTCTTCTGTTAATCTTGTAACACCACAAATTCAGACAGAAAGAGTTACAGATACTAGAACAGACACAAGCACTGTTACTGTCAGAGAAGAAGGTGATAATAATAATGACCCTCTATCACAGACATTCACAGTTGACACTGGAGACAACTCTGAAGGTATCTTTGCTACAAAGATTGGCGTATTCTTTGGTAGAAAGTCAAGCACATATCCAATCACACTTCAGATTCGTGAAGTTGAAAATGGCTTCCCAACTCCAATCGTTCTACCATATGCTTCTAAGACATTGCAAGCATCTGCTATCTCTGCTAACTCAAGCGGAACTGGCGGCGGAAGTGATGAGACACAGTTCACATTCGACTCACCAGTATTCTTGAAGTCTGGTAAAGACTACTGTATCACATTGAAGCCTGCAGGTGACAATGATGAATATGCTGTCTGGGTTGGTGAACTTGGTGGCACTGATGTTGATGATAGTCGTATCATTAATAAACAGCCTGCTTCTGGTGTTCTATTCTCATCTGCTAATGATAAGGCTTGGACTGCAATTCAAGCAGAAGACTTGAAGTTCAATCTATATCGTGCTAACTTCACAACAAGCACTGGCACAGTCTACATTGAAAACGATGATGTTGACTTCTTGAACTTTGATAATATCACAGGAACATTTAATGCTGAAGAGAAAGTAACTGGTGAATCTGTTCTTGTTGTTGCAAATACACAAGACCTTGCAGTTGGAACCGTCATTAGAAATAAAACAAATGTCGCAAATGGAACAATTCGTTCTATCGGAACATATGGCGGTGGTCAAGTTGCTATTAAAATTGACAACTATGGCACATTCCCAACAACGGGCGATGCTGAAAATCTGTATGTTGGTGCAAGCACATTCGTAGGAAATGTTGTATCGTTTACTGCAAATACCACATCAGGGTTTATTGATTTCTTAGATACAACAAATCTAAGAATGAATGTAAAAGGCTCCTCTGCGTCATTCGCAAATGGCTACATTCGTGGCACAGTGAGTGGTGCATCTGCTAGAGTTCTAGCCGCTAACAATGTTGTGATGAATGCTCTTATTCCTAAGATTCCTCAAGTAACTTATGCAAACACTTCTGCATCTTGGGGTGCTAGACTTACAAGCACTGGCGGAACAATTAGCACATCTTATACCAATATCGATTTGGGTGTTGAGAATGAGTTCCGTGATGCTGAAAAGAAAGTCTTCGGCCTTACAAATGAGTCTGGGCTAGCCGCAGTTGGTGGTTCTCAGAAGTCACTCATTCTAAAAGGAACACTTTCAACTACAGATACGAAACTATCACCTGTTGTTGACTTGTCAAGAGCAAATGCATATGTTATTGAGAACTTTATTAACAACTCATTTAGCACTGAAATCAATGAAGTTGGTAATGCTGATATGAGATACATCTCTAAGCCAATCGAACTTGCTGATGGACAAGATGCTGAAGATATCAAAATTTATGTAAATGCATACAAGCCTTCTGGCACTGATGTTAAAGTCTACGCCAGAATCCATAATGCTGAAGATGGTCAAGCATTTGAAGATAAAGACTACACACTACTCACACAGATTACCGCATCTAATGTAATCTCAGATAGTGTTGATACAACAGACTTCAAAGAGTTTGAGTATGGCTTCTCTGCAAATACAGATGGTGATAACTTCCTCGGTTCAAATGCCGATAATCAAGCGAAACTAAATAGTGCTAATAACAATGTTGTATCTTATAGAGATTCAGATGGTGCTGTTTATGCTACTTACAAGACATTCGCAATTAAGATTGTAATGACAAGTAGCGGAACAAATATTGTGCCTCTTGTCAAAGATATGAGAGCAATTGCACTTCAGAGGTAAGCATGAATGATTATGTGAAGGTGAAAGACAATGATGATTTAGTCAGAGACAAAAATAGTTCTGCTATTCTCAGTGTCGATATGGATGCTCTATCTAAATATAAGATGAGAAGAGAACAAGAACGAAAAAGAAATGAAGAGATTGACGAACTTAAAAAAGATGTTTCAGAAATCAAATCTCTTCTCTTACAAATGATAGATAAAGAAGGTAACAAATGACTGTTGCAGTATCAAACACAAATCTAAGTGATAGTTTTAATACTTGGAGATTGAATACAAATCTCGCCGCTACTGTTATCAGTAACAATGTTGTTACTGTAACGAGAGCAGGTTCAGCACAAAGGGGTGGCGTTGCACTTGGTAATGCTCACATTCAAGGTTCATTTAGTGCGACAAATATTAGAACATCTACTCTAAAGGGTGGAAATAACTCTACTGGAACAGGTGGAGCATTAACGATTGCGTCAAACACAACTGTATCAGCAACATCTCTTACTGTTTCTGCTAATGCAACATTCACTGGTAATGTCACATTCACTACTGCTGGCAATGACCGTGTGAATCTTGGCGATGTTTCTCGTTTGATTATCTCAGGTGGAACTGCTGGACAGTTTCTCAGACTTTCTGGAGCAACAGATAATCCTGCATTCAAATCACTAACACTCAGAGATATCACTGACCTTTCATCTAATGCTTCAAATATTATTCTATCTGGTGCTAACTCTTCATTTACTGCACAAGGTGGTCAACCAGCAGTCGTCTTTTCAAATGGAACAGACTACGCTTATCTACATCTAGCATCTGATGTTACTGCTGGCGACTCTGATGTTCATCTAAAACTTGTTGACGCCGCTGGCGATAGTCGTTTTCAGATTGCAGATTCATCAAATAGCATTGTGGGTCACATCAGTTCTTCTGGTGTTGCAACATTCACTGCTAATGTTGTAGCCGCTGGATTTACTTCAAGCGCAAACATTCTACCAAACTCTGATGATGCAGTAGACCTTGGTGCGCCTAACAGAGAGTTCAGAAATGTCTATATTGATGGCATTGCATATGTCGATGAACTTTCAATGGGAACATCTGCTGGTCAAGGCGTTTCTACTTCACTTATTCCTAAAACAGATGCCGCAGGAAATCTAGGTTCTGCTACTCGTAAATGGGGAACAGTCTGGGCAGATAATACAAACGGTGGCGCTGGTGTATTCAATACACTTGGTGTGAGTGGTGCTTTCACTGCTAACGGAACTGCAACATTTAATGGCGGTTTTGCACTAAATGGCAATGTAGACATTGGTGATAGTGCGGCTGATACACTTACAATTACAGCACAAGTTGATTCAGACTTTGATCCACAGACAGGATCACAGAGAAGTATGGGTGCAACTGACAATCGTTGGCACGAAATCTATGCGAATACTCTATATGCTAATACAATAACAACCGATAACAATCTCACTGTAGGTGGTGACTTGACTGTTACTGGTGCGACATCTCTTGCATCAGGACAAACATTTACTTCACCGATTGGAAGATTTACAAATCTTGTATCGACAACTTCTGCTGATTTTGAGGGTAATGTAACTCTTGGTAGTGACAATACAGACAACATCGTTATTAATGGTCTCATAGATTCCAGCATTATTCCTGACGATGATGATAGTTTTGACTTGGGTAGTGCATCAAAAGAGTGGAGAAATCTTTATGTAGATGGAACTGCTTCTATTGATACGCTGACAGTCGATGTCGCCGCAACACTTGGTGGTGACAGAGCAACAGTTTCTGGTAATGCTCATATCACAGGCACAGCATTTATCGGTGGTGGTATCAAAGATGGTGCTACTACAGTAATCGGCGCAAACGCTAAACTACACGCAAACAACACCATCACCGCTAAGACAATCACAACTACGATGATTGCTAACACGATGACAAGTGGTGGTAACTTTGGCTCTGCTACACAGATTCCTATCATTAATGTAAATGATAGAGGACAAGTCACTGGCATTTCTGAAACAAATGTTGCTGGTGTCAGTGGAATAACTTACACTTCAGCAAATAACAATCTACGCATTTCAACTGCTGATGGAACGACTTATGATGATGTCATCGACCCAGCAACAACTTCTGTAAGAGGTGTTGCATCGTTTGATAGCGGCGACTTTGATGTTTCTTCTGGTGCAGTCTCACTCAAGAATGCCGCTACTGGTGCTGTTCTTGCTATCTCTGCTACTGCAAATGAGACAACAGTGTCTCGCACAAATGGCACAGTCACAGTTGGTCTCCCAGATGATGTAACAATCGCTGGTCAGTTGAATGTCGGTGAGAATGTTATTGTAACTGGTAACTTGATTGTTTCAGGAACGACAACCACTGTCAACTCAGAAACTGTAAATATTGCTGATAACATTATTGTTCTAAACAGTAATGAGAGTGGCACACCTTCTCAGAATGGTGGTATCACTATTGAGCGTGGAACAGCAACTAACTATTCATTCTTGTTTGATGAATCAAACGATAGATGGACACTTGGTGATAGAAATCTCGTTGCTAACACCTTTATTGGTACCGCTACTGCTGTTGCTGATAACTCTGTTGCTCTTGGAACAAAGACAACTGGTGATTATGTTGCATCATTTACAGTAGGAACTGGACTTGACACAACTACAGCAACTGGCGAAGGTTCAACACCAAATATCACACTGGACTTGTCAGAACTATCCACCTCAACCACAGATGGTGATGGTGACTTCTTTGTTGTTGTTGATGCATCTAATGTTCAGAGAAAACTCACCAAAGGTAACATTGCAATCTCTGGCTTTAATACTACTAACGGTATTGCGCTAGGCACAGACACAACTGGCAACTATGTTGCTACTATTACCGCTGGAACTGGTCTTGCATCATCTGGTGCGACATCAGGTGAAAGTATTGCTCACACACTCTCACTAGACATGAGTGAGTTGACCGATATGACCGCAACGATGGTTGGAACAGACGAGTTTATTGTTCTAGATGCCGGCGCAGACAGACGCAAAGCGGCGAACGAAATTGGACTAAGTATCTTCAACAACGATGCTGGTTTCTCTACCACAACTGGTACTGTAACATCAGTCACCGTTGCTGCCGGCAGTGGACTTGATACCGGAGGAACTGTAACTACTTCTGGAACAATTACTCTAAATATTGAGTCAGATTTGCGTGGTGATGCATGGATCATTGGTAGAGATACTAGCGATTATTATTCAATTGGCACAACTACACATGATTGGTATCTAGATGGCGTCTTAGACATGCGTCTTGAAAACGATGGAGACTTGCATGTCGATGGTGATGTGGTCGCTTTCTCAACAACAACTTCTTCGGACGAAAAACTCAAAGATAATATCACACTTGTAGATGATGCTCTTGCTAAAGTTGAGCAACTCCGTGGTGTTGAGTTTGACTGGAAGAAAGATGGTTCTAGAAGCGCAGGTGTCATTGCTCAGGATGTAGAAAAAGTTCTTCCTCAAGCAGTAAAAACTGTAAGCGATTTGAATAGTGAAGAAGAATATAAAACGGTTAAATATGATGCGCTACACGCACTACTCATCGAAGCAGTGAAAGAACTTTCCGCAAGAGTTAAAGAACTAGAGAGCAAGTAATGGCCGCTAAAGCAAACATAGTTATCGAACAGGGCACAGATTATTCCACAACTCTTACGGTTCAAGGAACTGATGGAACTGCTACTGATTTGACTGGATATACTGGTGCTGGACAAATCAGAAAGCATTATACATCTAATACTGCTATAAACTTTACTATATCTTTTGGAACTCCAAGAAGTGATGGACAATTGACTCTTTCATTAGGAAGAGTAACTACTGCTAACATGGAATCTGGTCGTTATGTCTATGATGTTGAGATTACAAACTCTGCTAATACTCGCTCAAGACTAGTTGAGGGTATTGTCACTATCACACCAGAGGTTACTAAGTCATAGAGGACTCTTTATAAATATGTAGACAAGGAGAGTCTAAATGGCAACAGTAAAATTTTCACCAGCACAAAACAATTTTAAAGTAACCTTCCAAGGTGCTTCACAAGAAGTGACACTAAAGAATCAGGTCACTGCTGGTTCACGCTTGGATAGTCTTTCTGATGTGAATACTTCAGTATCACAAGCAAATGGTTCTATTCTTGTATATGATGCTGACACTGATACATATGTGCAAAGAGCAATTTTAACATTTGATCCTGCGAGTGGTGCTTTCAATCTTGATGGTGGAGAGGACGGCTTCTAATGGCAAATACTGTAATTCAGGTTAAGCGAAGTCAAAATACTGCCGCACCTCCAAGTCTTGCTAACGGTGAAATCGCTTACTCATATTCTTCTAACAAACTGTTTATTGGACAGACTGATACTGCTGCCTCACCAGTAAGTGTTGAGTATATTGGTGGTAAACTTCTTGTCGATAAAGTTGCTAATCTTGAATCTATTGTGATTGGTGGTGCGTCTGGTGATGCTACTCATGCAAATGTCACTATTACAAGCACGATGATACTTCAAAACTATACAAACAATAGTGTGTTGATTGTAAAGACTGGTGGTGTTGTCGAAGGTATTACTGGTTCATCTGGTAAAGTTATGCAGATTGCATCAAATAATACTCCTGTATTCGATGACTTAGATGGTGGTTCTTTTTAAGGTGATATAATGGACGACTATAGAGATGATGCTGTAAATTATGCAAAACTTGTTGTTGATTTAAAAAATGAAATAGACAGACAAAATGAAGTAATTAAAAATCTGCAAAACTATATTGATATACAGAAAAAGATGCCTGTTCCCTTAGATGTTGTCAAACAAGTTGCAGAGATGAAAGAAGAAATAAGTAAACTTAAAGATGAAGTGAATTACTATAAGAAACATCTTCCAAGTTCGGTAATTATAAATAGAGAAAAGAATAATACCACTCGCAAGGGGAGTGGACTCAGATAACTTAGGAGTGACGGAAAATGGCTTCCATTATTAAACTAAAGCGTTCATCTTCAGCGGGTGCCGCACCAGGCAGCCTAGAGACAGGTGAAATTGCTGTAAACTTATTTGACAGACGACTATATGTTGGTAACGGTGCTGGTGTTACTGCTGTTGGTGGTGAGACATTCGCCCTTACAGTTGATGAACCAACTACTGGTGCTGGTGCATACATCAAATTGCTTGGAGAAACTACTCCAACAACTAACAGTGTTCTACTTCAGGCTGGCACAGACTTAGATATTACCAAGCAAGCAAACGGTTCTATTCTATTTGAACTTGAAGATACAATTTCATCTAATACAACTGGTAGTGCGGCAACTCTAACAACTGCTAGAGCAATTCAACTTTCTGGAGATGTAACTGGTACAGCAAACTTTGATGGTTCTGCTGGTATTAACATCTCAACTACAATTGCGGCTGATAGTGTAGCACTTGGCACAGACACAACTGGCGATTATATCGAAAGCATCTCTGCTTCCAACTCTTCAGTTGTCATCACTGGTGGTAGTGGTGAAGGGTCTACACCAACTGTTGCTCTTGGCGACAATATTGGCGCTAACACCTCTGGTAATGCCGCAACAGCAACGAAACTTGCTACAGCAAGAGCGATTCAGGTTTCTGGTGATGTTGCTGGTACTGCTAACTTTGATGGTAGTTCTGCAATCAATATTGCAGTCACACAGCAAGCAGATTCAGTTGACCTTGGCACACATACGACAGGTAACTATGTTGCAACTGTTGCTGGTACTGCTAACGAGATTGAAGTATCAGGCTCTGGTTCTGAAACTGCGGCAGTTACAATTGGTCTTCCAAACGATGTAACAATTGGCAATGACTTGACAGTTACAGGTGCTGCTAGTGTTGGTGGTAATCTATCAGTCGATGGTAACTTGGAAGTTCAAGGCGCTGTAACATACATTTCTTCATCAACGGTTAATGTTGATGACAGTATGCTTAAACTTTCTGCTAACAACGCCGCAGACACAGTAGATACTGGTGTCTATGGTAAGTATGTTGTAAGTGGAAACAGTGCTATCCAATATGCTGGTTACTTCAGAGATGCTGGCGATGGTGTATTTAAGTTCTACACTGGTCTAGATGCAGAACCAACAACTACAGTTAATACAAGCGACACTGGCTATGGACTAGCACAGTTGGACGCTATTATTGACGGCGGAACATATTAAAACTATATAATTATATTAGACGGTCTTTATAGACATTGAACAAGGAGAGCCATAGATATGGCGTCAGTAGTAAAAATAAAGCGCAGTGCCGTTCAAGGCAAGGCGCCAACCACTAGTGATATCACAGCGGGCGAAATTGCTCTTAATACCAGAGATGGTAAACTATTTTCGTCTGATGGCTCTTCTGTTTTTGAAATTGGTGCTAATACGACATCCTCAACGATTGGCACACTGACTGTTGGTAATACAAATCCATTTACATTACCTACCACAGATGGTTCAGATGGTCAAGTTCTGAAGACAAACGGTTCTGGAACTGTAACTTGGCAAGATGATGCTAGACAGACATTAACTGTAAATGCAAACACTAGTATCAATACTGCAACTATTGTTGATAGATTCGCAAAAGCAAGTTATAGAAGTGCTAAGTATACTGCTCAAGTTTCTAATATTGATGGGCATCAAGTATCTGATGTCCTAGTTCTTCATAGCAACAATACTGTCCACTTTACAGAATTTGGACAACTTTGTGTTTCTAGCAAAGCAAGTCTTGGTAATTTTGGAGCGACAATCGTTGGTGCAAATGTGAATCTAACATTCACGCCCACAACTGCCGCATATCATTCAGTTATATCTCTTAATAGAACATTGATTGAAGTCAATGATGCTGAGGCCTTTGAAGGCGATGCTGCCCAAGACTTTGAAAATGACAATGGTGGTGTAATTGATTTGGGTTCTGTTGCTGAAGCGTCAACCGCTTCAGATGATTGGGGTAGCGTAGCATAGAGTTATTATAAATAACATTTAATATAGCAATAGGGGAAAGTGAACCTGTGGCACAAAAAAACTTTGTAGTAAAAAACGGTCTTAGTGTAAACACACTAGAGATTATAGATTCTAACGGTAACATTACCGCCAACACCATAACTGGTGCATTACAGAATGCTAATCTCGGTGGAACTACAACAATCGTTATTCTAAATGTCACTGGCAATACCGCTCTAGGCAATGTTGCTCTCTCAGGTGATATCATTCCCTCTGCTAATAACACATATAATTTAGGCTCTGCTGAAAGAGCATTTAGTGAATTATTTTTGTCTGGTGGAACAATCACTCTGGGTGGTGTTGCACTAAAAGAAAGCGGTGCTGGCGGCACACTTGAAATTTCAGATAAAAATGATCCTACTGCGAATGTTGTAATTTCAGCAAATGCAGGAATCGTAATAAATGGTGTTACTTCTGTCAGAAATGACGGAAGACTTGGTGATGATGTTTTGGGAACAGGCTTTACAGATAGCACACTCACTCAGTTTCCTACAGGTGATTATGATGGAGATGATGCTTTTGTAGGACAAACACAGTTATCAACCGATCCTTTTGGTGTTCTAACAGCAAATACATATAGTATGATGGAGCCAAAGGGTAGACAGAAGACACAAGATTTAGGAACAGTTACTTAGTAAGGGATTAAAAGAATGGCAACTACAGTTCAATTTAGAAGAGGGACAACTGCACAGAATGATGCCTTCACTGGTGCAGAAGGAGAACTATCAGTCGATACCACTCTCGACCAACTCCGTATTCATGATGGTTCTACCGCTGGAGGACATAAAGCGGCCAGACAAGTAGACCTTAATACAAAAATGTCTGTTGCTAATACTCAAGCCCTTGCTAACGCAAGATTGGGTGGGGCGGCAACTGTAACTATGGTTGGAGACTTGACTGGCTCTAACAGTTTCAGTTCAAATGCAACGAGCATTGTTACAACTCTAGCATCTACAGGAACGCCGACTGGCACATTTGGTTCCGGCTCTCTTGTTCCTGTCATTACTGTTGATGCAAAAGGTCGTATTACAAACATCTCGAACACTTCAGTAGCAGGCGTTTCTGACCTTAATTACTATAGTGCAAACTCCACTCTACGCATTGATACCGCAGATGGTTCTCAGTTTGATGCTACGATTTCTACAAATGATAAGATTACTGTTGCTAATGCACAAACACTTGTTGCGGCTCGTTTGGGTGCAACTGCTTCTGTTACTCTGACAGGGGATGTTTCTGGTTCAGCATCTTTCAGTAGTAATGCTGTTTCAATCACTACAACAATTGCTGATGACTCACACAATCATATCATTGGTAATGTCGATGGATTGCAAGCGGCACTAGACAATCGTATGACTGTTGCTAATACTCAAACGCTTGTTGGTGACAGACTGGGTGCCACTGCTACAGTTGAAATCACTGGTGATGTTGCTGGCGGACCTACTGCTTTCTCAGGTAATACAGTTTCGATTGCTGTAACTCAACAAAACAACTCAGTTGATTTGGGAACACATACAACTGGTAACTATGTTGCGACTATCTCAGGCACTGCAAACGAAGTTGAAGTATCTGGTTCTGGTTCAGAGACAGCCGCAGTAACAATCGGACTTCCAGACAATGTAACACTTACTGGAGACTTGACTGTTTCTGGTGGTGATATTACACTTGGTGGAACAGGTCGTATTCAAGGTGTTGATACAGTAAGTGCTGGAACAGACGCCGCTAACAAGACATATGTTGATAATGCTGTCGCTGGTGTTGTAGATTCTGCTCCAGCGGCATTGGATACTCTCAATGAACTAGCCGCCGCTTTGGGTGACGATGCTAACTTTGCTACCACAGTTTCTACTAACATTGGACAGAAACTAGGTGCTACTGCTACAGTCACACTAACAGGCGATATCACTGGTTCAGCATCATTCTCTGCTAATGCGGTTTCTATCGCTACGACATACAATAACGATGTGGTGCTTGGAACTGATACAAGTGGTAACTATGTTGCGACAATCACTGGTGGAACTGGTATAGATTCATCTGCGGCAACAAGTGGTGAAGGAACTACGCATACTCTTTCACTAGATTTGAATGAACTCGCAACATCCACAACAAATACTGATGGTGATTATTTTGTAGTTGTAGATAGTGCTGATGGTTCACAACACAAGTTGACAAAAGGCAACATTGCAATTTCTGGTTTCAACAACGATGCTGGATATTCAACCACAACTGGAACTGTGACATCAGTTGGAGTGACAGCAGGCACAGGTCTTTCTGGTGGTGGCACAGTCACATCATCAGGGTCTATCTCTCTTGCGCTTGATATGTCTGAACTCACTGATATGACTGCGACTATGATAGGAACAGATGAGTTTATTGTTCTAGATGGTGGCGCAGATAGAAGAAAGGCCGCAAACGAAATCGGACTAAGTATCTTCAACAACGATGCTGGTTTCTCAACGACTACTGGTACTGTGACAAGTGTTGCTACTGGTGGTGGTCTAACTGGTGGAACAATCACTGGTTCTGGAACTATCTCACACGCTGATACATCTTCACAGGCTTCTGTCAACAACTCTGGTAGAACATATATTCAAGATATCACCCTTGATACCTATGGCCATGTGACTGCTATTGCTTCTGCAACTGAAACTGTTACAGATACCAATACGACTTACACAGCCGGCGGTGATTATGGTATGACTCTCAGTGGCACAGAGTTTCGTTTAGAAAATGATAGACGCCGTAATAGTTCCACCGATGATATCTATAGTGGTAACACCCACGACTACACCCACTATGACTCTGATACTGGTATTCGTTGGTATACAGCCGGCGCCGAAGAAATGCGCCTTGAAAATGATGGTGACCTCCATGTCGATGGTGATGTTGTTGCATTCTCAACAACGGTATCTGACCGTAGACTTAAGGAAAACATTCTACAAATTGATGATGCACTAGAAAAAGTTTCTAAGATTAGTGGTTATACATTCGATTATAAGCATAATGGTAAATCTGGTGCTGGTGTTATTGCTCAAGAAATTGAAGAAGTTCTACCTTCTGCTGTAACCAGTAAAGTTATGGAAATGCAGACAGGCGATGCTGAAACTGAGTATAAAACAGTTGAATATGACCAGGTCATCGGCCTTCTAGTGTCAGCAATCAATGAACTACAGGCAGAAATTGCTGAATTGAAAAAGCAATAAACGAATCGTAGTTTACAAAACATATAAATAGTTCCAGAAACAATAACTTCTGGAACTATTAACTATGGCAAATCCTCGCTCAAGAACAGAATTAAAAAAATACTGCCTTCGTAGATTGGGTCATCCAGTAGTTGAGATTAATATTGATGAAGACCAGATGCAGGATAGAATTGATGATGCATTAGAGTTTTATCGTGACTATCACTTTGATGGCACAGAGAGAACATTTCTAAAGCATCAAGTTTCTGCATCTGACATCACAAACGAATACATCTCTATTCCAACTACAATTACGGGTGTAGTAAATCTATTTCCTGTAGGAACTGGACTAAACGCAAACAATCTATTCAACTTGCGCTATCAGATTACTTTGAACGAAATCTATGACTGGGCGCATTCGCAGTTTCAAAACTATGTCTCTTCTATGGAGCGTATTGCTCTCATGGAAGAAATCTTTGTGGGTAAACAACCACTACGCTTTTCTCGTCACATGGATAGACTATACATCGATATGGACTGGTCAGCAAGAGTAACTGCTGGCGAGTATCTCATTATCGAATGCTATCGTGTAATCGATCCAGATACATACACACAAGTATGGGGCGACTATTGGTTGCGTGGTTATTGCACACAATTATTCAAGCGTCAATGGGGTGAAAATCTCAAGAAGTTTGAAGGTATGCAGTTACCCGGAGGTCTAACATTCAACGGTCAACAAATCTGGTCAGAAGCAGACGAAGAAATTAAAAGATTAGAAGAAGAGATTATCTCTAAGTTCTCTATGCCTGTAATGGACATGATTGGATAATGACTGATGGCTACAAACCTCTACTTTAATAACTTTTCACATTTTGGACAGCAAACACTACTTGAAGACTTGATTATTGAGTCTATCAAGATATATGGTTATGACTGTTATTATATTCCAAGAACACTCATCAAAGAAGATAATCTCTTTGGTGAAGATGTGTTGTCTAAATTTGACGATGCATACGAACTTGAAATGTATATCAAAAATGTTGAGGGCTTTGAAGGAGAAGGTGACTTCTTATCTAAGTTTAATGTAGAGATTCGTGATGAGATGACATTCACTGTTGCAAAGAGAAGATGGCTAGAAGAGGTTGATGACACACAAGTCATTACAGATGATGATGGTGATGCAATACTAAGACCTCTTGAAGGCGATTTGATTTACTTCCCACTCACACAAACACTATTTGAAGTTAAGTTTGTTGAAGATGAATCTGTGTTCTATCAAATGGGTGAACTACAGATGTATGATTTGAAGTGTGAAGCATTTGAATACTCACACGAAGAACTTGATACTGGAATTGCCGCAATCGATGATTTGCAGACAACACACTCTGCTGTTATGCAAGACTATCAGTTGCTTATGGAAAATGGAGATGTTGTCATTGCTGAAGATGGATCTGATATTGTTGCAGAAGACTACAGAGTTGACAATATTGCTACAACAGCAAACAATGAGTATATTCAAACAGAAACAACTTCTGCTGGTTCACTTGGTTCATTCCTAGACTTCTCTGAAAGTAATCCGTTCTCTGAAGGAGGTAGTTGGTAATGTTTGGACAGTTTGATTATCACAGTGCAATCAGAAAATATATTATCATGTTTGGTAATATGTTTAATGACATTGATGTAGTTCGTTACAACAATGCTGGAACTGCTGTGCAGACTATTCGTGTGCCTATTGCTTATGGTCCAAAAGAAAAGTTTCTTGCTCGTATTAGACAAGATGCAAATCTAGACAGAGGCGTGGGTGCTGTTTTGCCTAGACTTGCATTTGAGATTACTGGCTTCTCTTATGATTCTACAAGACAGATGAATAAGCAGAATCGAATTACATCAATTGGTTCTGGTAACAATGCCTTGCGTTCTGGATGGGCACCAGCACCATACAATATCGATATCACTCTTTATGGTATGTTTGCAAATAATGAAGATGCAGTTCAAGTCGTAGAACAAATACTACCATACTTTCGCCCAGAGTGGACAAACTCTGTGAAGATTGTGCCATCTCTTGGAATCTATGTTGATGTGCCAACAGTTCTCACAGGTATGTCATTAGAAGACACATATGAAGCAGACTTTCAAACTCGTAGAGCAATCATATATACATTTACCTTTACAGTCAAGGGTTATATCTACGGACCTGTTACAAACAAAGGACTTATTACAAGAACACAACTTGACTTCCATATTGAACCATCAGCAAATACTTCTGCTTTTGAAGCAGAAAGAATTACCTTGACGCCAGGACAACTTGCGAATGGATCACCTACTGCTAACTCATCAGCAAGTGTAGATAGAAGCACTATCAGTGCCAATTCTACTTATGGATTTGCTTTTGATACTGAAAACTTCTTTACAGGGAATAACTTCTCAACAGTTATAAGATGATATGAAAAATAATGTGGCTGATGGATTAGATAAAGTATTGAATGTTGACAGTCAAGCAAATGTTGAAAGTCAATTTGAGATAATGCAAGATATCATGGAAAGAGATAAAGAAATTCTTTCAGAACTTGCTAAGACTGATACTCATGACACTCAAGAAATAGATTCAGACTACAAATATGCCAGAGAAAATCTTTATGGTGTAATCGAAAAGGGCACAGAAGCACTTGATGCTCTGATTGATTTAGCAAAAGCGAGTGAGCATCCAAGAGCATTTGAGGTTGTATCTCAACTTTCAAAAACTTTGGTAGATGCAAATAAAGATTTACTAGATATACAGAAGAAAGTCAAAGACCTTAAAAAGACTGAAGAAAAAGAAGCACCAAAGAATGTGACAAATGCATTGTTTGTTGGTAGCACTGCCGAACTACAAAAATTAGTGAATGGGAGAAATGAAGATGGCGAAACTAGTTCAAACTAAAGCATGGGAACCTACCTATCATAAAACATCTATTGGAAGCAAACCCTCGCTTACAAAGATGAATAAACATAAAAGAAGAAGTTACAAAAAGTATCGAGGTCAAGGAAGGACACGCTAATGTTTTCATACAGATGTAAAATCAGAGAAGTTATTGATGGAGACACTGTTGATATTGATATCGACCTTGGCTTTGGTGTTTGGCTAAAAGATGAAAGAGTTCGTCTTTACGGTATCGACACTCCTGAATCACGCACAAGAGATTTAGAAGAAAAGAAATATGGGCTTGCTGCCAAAGAGTTTTTAAAGAAAATGTGTGATGATGAATGGATGATTCTTGAGTGTCAAGAATATGATGCAAAAGGCAAATTTGGTCGTATTCTAGGTTCACTTAGAAGAACAACTAATTATACTGACCAGACAGTGAATGAATACATGATTGAAAAGTATCATGCTGTTCCATACTACGGTCAGTCTAAAGATGATATTGCTGAAGCACACTTGAGAAATCGTGAGTTTGTAAATCTAAATGGCTGATGTTTATCTTGGTAATCCAAATCTTAAAAAGTCTGGAATACCACTTGAGTTTACAAAAGAACAGATTCAAGAATATGTGAAATGTTCTAAAGACCCTGTATATTTTGCAAAGAACTATGTAAAAATTGTGAATGTTGACAGAGGTCTGATACCTTTTGAAATGTATGATTTTCAAGAGGACATGGTTCGCACATTCAACAATAATAGATTTTCTATATGTAAACTGCCTAGACAGACAGGTAAGTCTACGACAACAACAGCATACATTCTACATAAGATTCTTTTTACAGACCAACAAAATGTTGCTATTCTTGCAAACAAAGGAGCGTTGGCTAGAGACTTATTAGGTAAAATACAACTTGCATACGAATATCTCCCTAAATGGTTACAACAAGGTGTCGTAGTTTGGAACAAGGGTAATGTTGAACTAGAGAACGGATCAAAGGTTGTTGCTGCCGCAACCTCATCATCTGCTATTCGTGGTGGTTCTTACAATCTAATCTTCTTAGATGAGTTTGCGTTTGTTGGCAACAACATGGCAGAAGAGTTCTTCAGTTCAGTTTATCCTACAATTTCATCTGGTCAAACAACGAAAGTCATCATCGTATCAACACCTAATGGTATGAATCATTTTTATAAGATGTGGACTGATGCAACGGAGAATCAAAGTCAGTATGTTCCGATTGAGGTTCATTGGTCACAAGTGCCGGGTCGAGATGAAAAGTGGAAACAAGAGACTATCGCTAATACAAGCGAAGAACAGTTCAGACAAGAATTTGAGTGTGAGTTTCTAGGTTCAGCAAACACTCTCATTCATCCTACTAAACTAAGAAGTCTTGCTTTTAAGCGGCCATCAAGAAACTGGAATGGTGTAGACATATATGATGAACCACAAGAAAATCATATATATGTTATGTCAGTAGATGTTGCGAGAGGAGTAGGATTAGATTACTCAGCATTTACAGTTTTTGATGCAACTAATGTTCCGTATAAACTTGTAGCAAAGTTTAGAAACAAAGAGGTATCTCCACTCTTATATCCCAATTACATACACTCTATAGCAAAACTATACAACGAGGCATATATTCTTGTAGAGATTAATGATATTGGCGGACAAGTAGCAGATATCTTGCATAATGATTTGGAATATGAAAATCTGATTGCAACTTCAATAAAGGGTCGTGCTGGACAACAAGTGAGTGGTGGATTTTCAACAGGAACACAGTTTGGCGTTAGAACAACAAAACAAGTAAAAAGAATTGGCACATCAAATCTAAAAGACTTAATTGAAAATGATAAGTTAATCATAGAAGATTTCGATATCATAACTGAATTAGCGAGTTTTATTGGTAAAAGACAATCATATGAAGCAGAAGAAGGAAGTCATGATGATTTGGTTATGACTTGCGTTCTTTTTGCATGGTTAGTAAGACAAACATATTTTAGAGATATTACTGATGTCGATATTAGACAAAAATTATATGAAGATAAGATAAGAATGCTAGAAGACGAGCAATTGCCGTTTGGAATAATTGATGATGGACAACCAGAAGAAGGTATACTCAATGGTCCTGAGGACATACAAGATTATATCAACTCGTCAAATCGTGATACCTGGTTCTAAACACTCGTTTTTATAAATATTGAGTAAATCAAAGATTATTTTGGATATTCTTAGAAGGAGAAATGAAAATGGCTTTTCAAGTATCACCAGGAGTAAATGTAAGTGAGATTGACCTCACTACGGTGGTGCCTGCCGTATCGACCACTACTGGAGCCCTTGCTGGGCATTTCAAATGGGGTCCTGTTGACCAAAGAGTTCTAATTAGCAGTGAAGACAACCTCGTGTCTGTTTTCAACAAACCTAATGCGAACACTGCGGATGACTTCTTTACGGCTGCTAACTTTCTTGCATATGGTAATGCACTGTTTGTGACTCGTGCAGTTACTTCAGCAAATAATGCAACGACAGGCGGCACAGGCGCATACATTACTAACGAAGATTACTATAATGAAACATATGCTCACTCAAGCGGTCATGGCGATTGGGTGGCTAAATATCCAGGTGACATTGGTAACTCACTAAAGGTTTCTGTATGTCACAGTGCAAACGCATGGGAAAGCACAGTTGCAACTAACTACTATGCTACTCAAAACTCAAAAACAGTTACACTTGCTGGTGACGGCCAAGGTTCATCTAACACAGAAACACAGTTTGTTGTTGGTGACAGAATCTTGCTAGGTCCAGATAAAGAAGCAAGAAAGATTGCCTCTGTTTCTGGTAACACTATTACACTAACAAGTGCATACGGTGGTAATACAGTTTCCAACTACTCACCATCATTGACTCGTCAATGGGAGTTCTATTCAAACTTTGATAGAGCGCCGACAACAACAACTTATGCTAACACTGTAAATGCTCAGGGTGATGCAATCCATGTTGCTATTGTTGACGAAGATGGTGTAATTACTGGAGCATCTGGTTCAGTTCTAGAAGCATATGAAAATGTTTCTCAAGCAACTGATGCTAAAGACGCACAAGGTTCTACCCTATACTACAAAGATGTGATTAACAGTCAATCTCAGTGGGTTTGGTGGGGCGCACACAACAGTAGCATGAGTAAAGCAGGAACTAGAGCAGACCTAACAAATGATGGAACTGCTGGTTCTGGAACTAACTATCCAGGCAACGATTTGCCTCGCTCAAACAGCATGACTAAAGGTAAAGACGGTTCTGCTTCAGATGCCGCTTACATTTCTGCATACAATAAGTTCAAAGATGCTGATACTGTAGATGTATCACTAGTTCTTGGCTCCGGTTCAAGTTCTACTGTTGCTACACACATTATCAACAACATTGCTGAACATCGTAAAGATTGTGTAGCAGTCATTTCACCTGAAAGGGCTGATGTTGTAAACAACAATACTTACGAAGGCAAAGAAACAGATGATGTTATTGCGTTTAGAGATGGTCTACCTTCATCTTCTTATGCTGTAATGGACTCTGGTTGGAAGTATCAGTATGACAAATATAACGATGTGTATCGTTATGTGCCACTAAACGGTGACACTGCTGGTCTAATGGTTCAGACAGACTTGACAAGGGATCCATGGTATTCGCCTGCAGGCTTTAATCGTGGTAATGTCAAGAATGTTATCAAACTTGCTTACAATCCAAGTAAAGCAAACAGAGATGAACTTTACAAAAAAGGCATCAATCCTGTCGTCACATTCCCTGGCCAAGGCACAGTTCTATTTGGTGACAAGACGATGCTTGCACAGCCTAGTGCTTTCGACAGAATCAATGTTCGTAGATTGTTCATTGTTCTTGAAAAAGCAATTAGCACAGCCTCTAAGTTTACACTCTTTGAGTTCAACGATGAGTTCACTCGTTCACAGTTTAAGAACCTAGTTGAGCCATTCCTAAGAGATGTTCAAGGTCGCCGTGGTATCACGGACTTCCAAGTTGTCTGTGATGGAACAAACAACACTGGCGAAGTCATTGATAGAAATGAGTTTGTGGGTGACATCTATGTCAAACCTGCTCGTTCTATCAACTTTATCCAGTTGAACTTTGTTGCTGTAAGAACTGGCGTAGAATTTTCTGAAATCGTCGGAAGAGCAACATAAATAAGAGTAAACAGGAGAAAAGAAGATGGCTTTTAATGTAAATGAATTTTCAGGCGCCCTTAAAGCGGGTGGTGCTAGAAGTTCACTGTTTCAAGTAAATATCACGAATCCGATTAACGGTGTCGCTGATGTGCAGGTACCTTTTCTCTGCAAAGCCGCTCAAATTCCAGCCGCTACTTTGGGTGTAGTCGAAGTTCCTTACTTCGGCCGCACTGTAAAGATTGCTGGTAACAGAACATTTGCAGAGTGGGCTCCAACAATCATCAACGATGAGGATTTTGCTATTCGTAATGCTATGGAACAGTGGTCTAACAGCATTAACTCTTTCCAAGGTAACCTAAGAACAACTGGTGGCTCTGCACCTGCTTTGTATAAAGCAAACGCACAAGTCATTCAGTATTCTCAAACAGGTGAACTTCTAAGAGAGTATAATTTTGTTGGTATCTTCCCGACGGAAGTAAGCACCATTGACCTTGCTTGGGAAACTGAAGGTATTCAAGAATACACTGTCACTTTCCAGTATGACTATTGGGAAGTCTCTGGCGGCAATACTGGCAACGCTGGCGGCATCTAGTAATCCGTTTTTAGTTATGTTGGGGGCGTCATAAATAGTATCAGGCGCTCCCTTATTTTTCATTGAGGATATAAAATGGCAGTAAATCTATTCGGTTTCAAAATTGGTAGAGATGTTGATGAGAAACAACTCGAAAATCTACCTTCATTCGTTCCACCAGCACAAGATGATGGAAGCATCACTGTTGCTGAAGGTGGTGCGTTTGGAACAACCGTAGACTTAGACAATACCGTAAAAAACGAAGCACAACTCATCACAAAATATCGTGAGATGGCACAACAGCCCGAGGCTGAAAGAGCAATTGATGATATTGTGAATGAGGCTATTGTTGCTGATGATAATCAAGCACCACTTGAAATTGTGCTTGATGATATTGAACAACCAGAATCAATCAAAAAGAAAATCCGTGAAGAATTTGAGCATATTCTCAAGTTGATGAAGTTCAACTATAGAGGATATGATATCTTTCGTCACTGGTATGTTGATGGTAGACTATACTATCATATCGTCATTGATGTGAAGAATCCTAGACTAGGCATCAAAGAACTAAGACATATTGATCCACGAAAAATCAAAAAAGTTCGCAAAGAAAAGCGTGATGCAAATCGTAGACTAAATGAGGAAACACTTGTTAAGAGATACGATGAGTTTTTTGTATATCAGTCTAAGGGTATTACATCAGAAGGAGAAGGATTAAAAATCGCTCCTGATTCAATCGCTTATTGTCATAGTGGATTGTTAGACAATAAGAACTATACAGTTTTGTCGTATCTTCACAAAGCACTGAAACCTCTTAATCAGTTGCGTATGCTAGAAGACGCAACAGTTATCTATCGCTTGGCCCGAGCGCCTGAGCGTAGAATATTTTACATTGATGTTGGTAACTTGCCTAAAGCGAAAGCAGAACAATACTTGCGTGATATGATGGTCAAACACAAGAACAAACTTGTGTATGATGCAAATACAGGTGAAGTAAGAGATGACAGAAAGTTTCTTACAATGCTTGAGGACTATTGGTTGCCTCGTAGAGAAGGCGGTAGAGGGACAGAAATCACTACACTTCCTGGCGGTCAAAATCTAGGTGAGATGGAAGATGTCAACTACTTTAAGAATAAACTCTATGAAGCATTGAATGTTCCTACCACAAGACTACAAGCAGATGGTGCTTTCAATCTTGGTCGTGCATCAGAGATTACAAGAGATGAACTGAAGTTCTCTCGTTTCGTAAATCGTTTGAGAACTCGTTTTTCTGAAATCTTTCATATTCTACTTGAGAGACAACTTCTACTCAAAGGTGTAATCACACAAGCAGAATGGAAAGAGATACAAGATAAGATTCATTATGATTTCATGGAAGACAATCATTTTGCTGAACTAAAAGATAGTGAAATTCTTGAGAACAGATTGCGTCTACTTGCCGATGTCGACCAGTATACAGGTAAATATTATTCTGTTTCTTGGATTCAGAAGAATGTCCTTAGACAGTCTGAAGAAGATATTGAGCAAATCAAACAAGAGATTGAAGACGAAGGTGGAGGCGAAGGCGAAGGCGAAGAAGGCGAAGATGAATTTATGTAATTCAGTTGCCTAGTTTTATAAATAGAATACAGGAGATTTAAATGTCAGACTATACAACAAGAGATGCAGTAGAATTTGCTTTTGATGGTAATACTGCGAAATTCAAAGACGCTATCAATAGTATTATGGCTGATAAAGTTTCAGATGCGATTGAACTAAAAAGAGTTGAAGTAGCATCTCAATTCATGTCTGCACAATCAGACGAAGGGGATACTGATGTCCAAGATTCAGAAGTTTAAGACTTTCCTTGAAGCAAGCGCCGCCGACTTGACGCCTGTTAAAAAGGATGACGATGAAAGAAAGAAAGCAAAGTATCGCTCAAAAGGCGAACAAGATTTTGCTGATGCTCACACAACTGAAACTGAGCCTCATCCAACTGCTGACCCCTCTGTGCATAATGGTTCTACACAACCAACATCACCGAAAGGCTCTGATGCTGGTGAAAAACAAGTTGTAGCCGCAGGCACATCTGTAAAAGAGCCTCAGGGTGGCGGTAACTCAAAGCGTTCATCTGATAAGAAGCAAGGTGATATGACACCTGTAAATCCTATCAAAGAAGCAAAGCAGACCAAAGAAGAAGATGAGTCTGAAGAGGATGAAGACGAAATCGAAGATGATGAAGAAGATGATAACGAAGACGAAGAAGATGATGACGAAGACGAAGAAGACCTTGAAGAAAATGTCATGGACACTTTAAGAAAAATCGTCAAAGACAAGCAAATGCAGAAAGTTAAATTCAAAAATGGTAAGTCCATGAGAATTGATTTGACAACAGCAAGTGCTATTGTTCAGGCTTTCGACAAGAGAATTAAAAATGCATCAACAAAACAGAAGTTTGCAGATGCAATCGAAAAAGATCCAGACTCTTTTATGAAGATGATGGATGTTGCACTTGGAGGTAAGTAATGGCTATTAAAGTTCTAGCAAATACAGTTGCTTTTACATCTTCTGCAAATAATGTATATAATGCTACTGCCGTTCGCATTACAAACAACGGTTCTGCTAGAACAGTGGTTATTGCTAATGTTGCTGACCCTGATAACACAAATCAACATGGTAACTATCCGGGCAGTCAAGTATCTATTCGCATGAATGCAAACGAAGTTATTACAATTCGCAAGCGTCCACAGGATACAATCACTGCGGCGGCTGGTGTATTTGGAACTAAAGTAGCGGAGGTTTCAACATGAGCCTAAAACTTATTTGCGAAGTCAACGAAGATATTAACTATATCACAGAAGCAAAAGACGAGAATGGCAAGAAGTCATACTTCATTGAAGGTGTCTTTATGCAAGGTGATATCAAGAATCGTAACGGTCGTATATATCCATCACAAACTCTTGCAAAAGAAGTTGCTAGATATAACAAAGAGTATGTAGAAAAGAAAAGAGCATATGGTGAACTAGGTCATCCTCAGGGCCCAACAATTAACCTTGAGAGAGTTTCACACATGATTACTGAACTAAAACAAGATGGTTCAAACTTCATGGGTAAAGCAAAGATTATGACAGAGACACCATATGGAGCAATCGTCAAGTCTCTAATGGACGAAGGCGCACAACTTGGTGTATCAAGTCGTGGTATGGGCAGTCTCAAGGCTGGAAAGGCTGGCGCACAAGAAGTGCAAAAGGATTTCTATCTTGCTACTGCCGCTGACATTGTTGCAGACCCATCTGCACCAGATGCATTTGTAAATGGCATCATGGAAAGCAAAGAGTGGGTTTGGGAGAATGGTGTAATCAGAGAAGCCACTATCGCTGATTATGAAACAGAAATCAAGAAGGCTTCCAAGTCTGAACTAGAGAGCGTTAAACTCAAAGTTTTTGAGAATTTTCTCTCAAGATTGTAATTTTATAAATAGAATGTAAATGAGTAATTATCTGATAAAGGAGACTCAAATGTCCGATAAAGAACTAGAGATGCAAGAGGATGACACAATCCTCGAAGCACAAGAAGTTGTAGAGGACGCTACTGAAGAGGAACTTGAAGAAGCCCGTAAAGCGAAAAACGAAGCGGAACACGATTCAGGTGACGAAGAAGAAGCGCCTAAAATGGAAAAAGCAAAGATGCCAAAAACTAAAATTGGCATGATTAATGCTATGGCCGCGGCTATGAAAGAAATGAAAAAAGATGAACTTATGGCATCTTATGGCAAAATGATGGCCGCTATGCATCCTGGCGATGATGAAGAAGAAGAAGCCGAAGAGGGCTTCCGTGGTATGCAAACTCGCATGAGCGCCGCAAAGAAAAAGAAAGGTCTAAGAGCATCTGTTCATAAAGAAGATATCGATGTATCTGCTGATGTTCAGGCTCTATTCGGTGACGAAGAACTTTCTGAAGAGTTCAAAGAGAAAGCAACAACTATCTTTGAAGCCGCTGTAGTTTCAAAAATCAATGAAACTCTTGAGGCTGCCGATATTGATGTATCTGCTGAAATCGAAGCAGAAAAAGAAACAATGGTAGAAGACCTCACCACTAAACTTGATGACTACCTTGAGTATGTCACAGAAGAGTGGATGAAAGAAAACGAACTTGCTATCGAAAAGGGTATTCGTGCAGAAATCGTTGAGAACTTCATGCATGGTCTACGCAACTTGTTCGCCGAAAACTATATCGACATTCCAGAAGAGAAGGTTGACCTTGTAGATGAACTTGCTGGTAAAGTTGAAGAACTTGAAGCATCTGTCAACGAGGAAGTTGAGCGTAATATCGAAATCAAAAAAGAACTTGTTGAAATGAAGAAAGACAAAGCACTTACTGTTGTGTGTGAAGGTCTAACTGATTCACAAGTTGAAAAGATGAAGTCACTAGCAGAGGGTGTTGACTTTGATGAAGACACCTACGCTGAAAAACTAGCGACAATCAAAGAAAACTACTTCCCTGCTGAAGAAGTTGTTGAAAGTGATGCAACTGATGAAGAACCTCTTGAAATCGAAGAAGAGGCTCAAGAAGTGACAGGCTCAATGGCTGCTTACACACAAGCCATTTCAAGAAGCATCAAAAAGTAATAATTTATAAATATTGTAATAAAGGCTGATAGTTTACTAAAGGAGAAACTAAAATGTATCAATCTGATGAACTTCAAAAGAAGTGGCAGCCAGTTCTTGAGCATACCGACCTTGAGCCTATCAAGGACGCACACAAGAGAGCCGTTACTGCTACACTTCTAGAAAACCAAGAGCGTTCTGCCCGTGAGCAGGCTGCTGGTTCTGGTGGTTACAATGCTCCAACACTTCTTGGGGAAGCCGCTCCTGCTAACGCAATGGGCGCATCTTCTTCAACTGCAAGTGCTGGTTCTGTAGACATCTACGATCCCGTTCTTATCTCACTTGTTCGCCGCTCAATGCCGAACCTAATTGCATATGATATCGCCGGTGTTCAGCCGATGACTGGACCGACTGGTCTTATCTTTGCAATGCGTTCACGCTACTCAACACAGTCTGGCACAGAAGCAATGTTCAATGAAGCCAACACTTCATTCTCTGCTCTTGCTTCTGGTAACACCGTTCATCAGTTTGGTGTTGCTAACGGTGCGTTGGGAACAACTCAGGCAGGTACCGATCCTGCTGACCGTGCATCTGGTTCTGGCTATACAGTTCACACTGGTATGACAACTGCACTCGCTGAAGCACTTGGCGATTCAAGCACTAACAAGTTCAACGAAATGGCTTTCTCAATTGAGAAGGTTGCCGTTACTGCTGTTAGCCGTGCATTGAAAGCAGAATATACCATGGAACTTGCTCAAGACCTTAAAGCAATCCACGGTCTTGACGCTGAGACAGAATTGTCAAACATCCTATCTGCTGAGATCCTTGCTGAAATCAACAGAGAAGTTGTTCGCACAATCAACTACTCCGCTGTTCCTGGTGCAACTGTAAACACCACGACTTCTGGAACTTTCGACCTCGACACCGACTCAAACGGCCGTTGGTCAGTTGAGAAGTTCAAAGGTCTTATGTTCCAAATCGAGCGTGACGCTAACGAACTTGCTAAGGCAACTCGCCGCGGTAAGGGTAATGTCATGATTTGTTCTTCTGATGTCGCTTCTGCGATGCAGATGGCTGGTGTTCTTGACTATACGCCTGCACTGACCAACAACCTTCAGGTTGATGACAGTGGTAACACATTCGCTGGTGTTCTTAACGGTCGTATTCGTGTCTACATTGACCCATACTTCTCAGACGCTACGAACAACTACTACACCCTTGGCTACAAAGGTGCAAGCGCATTTGACGCTGGTCTCTTCTACTGCCCATATGTTCCACTACAGATGGTTCGTGCAGTTGGTGAGAACACCTTCCAGCCGAAGATTGGCTTCAAGACCCGCTACGGTATTGTTGCTAACCCATTCGCCACTAACGATGGTAACGGTATTGCCGCTCGCCTCGGTTCTGGTGATGGTAACATCTACTACCGTTTGGTCAAAGTCACTAACCTCATGTAATAATGAGAGTTGGACTAACCAACCAAATAATAAAACTGAGGGGCGCTTGAAACGCCCCTCTTTTTT